CGCCGAGAACCTCTATCGTGCTGCCGCGCGCCGCGATATGAGCATCTATGAGGATAAGGTCGAGCCTGCGATGCTCACGATCAACTTTGACGGCCAGCGCTTTGTGATTCTGCCGGCGACCGAGGACGACCCGGACAATCCTCCGGTGGAGCAAATCCCCGAAGGCGCGTGGGATCTGTACTGCGGCAACTACCAACGGACGCACGCCCTGCTTCCCGATGGGCGCCCGGACGAGAAGGTTCGCGGCGAGGAAGTGCAGCGGCTCGCGTTGACCTGGAACCGCAAGCACAATCCTACCTGGCGCATCATGGACGACGGCGTATCGAGCGACTCAAAGAACCCTTTTGGGTTTGTAGAGTTTATTCGCGAGATTCCGAAGGAAGCGCCGATTCGCGTTGACGGCCGGTTCGTGTCCGCGATGGAACTGGCGGAAGTCGAGTAATGGCCCGTAACAAACCTGCGCGGTCGCTTGGCTTCGTGATTCCTCCCGAGGACGTTCGACCGCGCGGGCCTTTAACATCCGATGACCGCGGCTGGGGTAACGACGTGACGCGCGGTGGCGACATCGAATGCTCCGGCGTGCTTGGAGATAAGGGAGGTCGCGAGATTGGCATTCGCACCGTCAACGCTCGCGAGATGCCGTGCAACCCTTACGGCGTAGGCTCGCACGGCGAGAATAACGATGAGCACCAAGAAGCCAAATAATGCCTCTTGCGCCAGGTGAGGATGTAGGAACGGCCATTAGCGAACTGCATGGCGGTAAAACGTACTCTCGCACCAAGAAGAAGTTCGGCAAGAAACGGGCTCAAAAGCAGTCCATCGCTATTGCTATGCACAACAAGCGCCGCAGAAAAAAGAAGCAACATCACCGCCAAGCGTCTCGTAGGATGACGCATCGGTGAGTACACCAACGGGATACAATGCTTCGCAAGCAATCGCGATGGCAAGACTTCGCTCGAATGAATTTACGGCGCAAACCGACTCTCAGGTTCTCTCGTTCCTAAACGCGGGCGTGGAACAGGTCGAAGCGGAGCTTGGCGGTATCCGTCTTTACGTTGCCATCCCCGTAACGTCCGGGCAGCAGGTCATTACGTTCGGTGAGGACATCCAGGATATTTTCTCGATGTCGTTCTCGACTGGCCCGCTCACGCCCGCGCCTTCGACCGCAATAGTTTATCCAATGCGGCAGTTAGAGCCGGAACAATTTATGTCGCAGTGCTCCGGCTTCCCAGGCGTCGGCGCTGGACCGCCCACTTATTACATGATTTACCAAGACGCTAACAGCGTAATGACCGCGCAGTTATATCCGCCGTGTATGCTCGGGCAGTTAAATGTTTACTACCGCGGGCGCCCCCAACTGTGGGCCGATACCACCGTTCAGTCAACGACGAACCTCGATACGCAGGCGCAAGAGGCCGTCATCCTTTGGACGATTTGCCGCATACTGGAAACGGTTCAGCGCAGCGATGAGAGCAAAGATATATTCAGCCCGCAGTACGACGACCGTATTCAGAAGCTCAAAGAGTCTATGGCTCGCCGCTCCGTCCCGAGACGAGGGCAAGTGTCCGACGTTTCAAGCATGGGTGCCTATAGCTCCACTCCCTGGTGGCTTGGATAATGCCGTTTCAACGCTACGGCAAAATGCGCCGCGATACGGCTGGTCAACTCGACTTCGGTGTTTACGACTTTAGCGGAGGCTTAGATATAAAGAGTGCTCCGCAAGAAGTCGCCGACAATTGCTTGACGCAGGCGCTCAATGGTTACCTGCGGATGGATGGCGGGTTCGAGTCGCGCCGCGGAATGAACCTGTACCAAACGCTGCCGTCTCGTGCCCCGGTAATCGGGTTGTTTCGGTTCGCGCAAAACGTCGTAGCTGGCAAGAACGTTCAGGTAAGAGAAACGCTTGCACAATGCGGTGGCATCCTGTATAACCTCGACTCAAAGGCTGTGCTAGGGACGTTGAGCGCTAAAGGTAATGACGCTCCGTGGAGCATTACGATCGCGTCGGACCCGCAAGCCAATCCGCGCCAGCTTACCAACGAGTCGGGAATTACCGACGTTGTGGTGATATGCACGGGCGAAGCGGAGAGCGGTGTTTTCGGCAGCCCGCATGGCCCGTTCATTTACGACGGGTACAGGTTGTACCATCCCCAAGGCTGGGACAACGCTAAGGGCGCGCGGTGGTGCCAACTTATCAACGGCGTCGTGTGGTTCGGCGGGATTAAAGGCTTCCCAACTCAGGTAATGTCCACGGGTAGCGGCCAAGTCGCTGGCGATTCGTTTGAGAAAATCGCCGGGTACAGTATTTTTGATTTCGGGCAGCCGGTTGTTGGCATGAGTTCGGTTGGAAGCGGCGCGCAGGCGATGCTGTGCGTTGGGCTGCCGAACGGCTTGTCACTCATCTATGGAACTGGCCCAGCCAACTACACGCAGCAGAATGTGCCGATGGATAACGATGGGGTTGCCTGCGGGAACTCTATGCAGAGCGTAAACGGTATTCAGTATTTGCTAGGAAACAATAACGCATATCAGTTTACTCCAAGTACAAGCCTAACGAGTCAATCACTAACTCCCCTTTCAACTAAGGTTCAGCCGTGGATTACGGACGACCCGTTCGTCACCGGCTACCCGATGCAAGGGTCGCGTCAGAACTTCTTTGCGTTCACCTACTACGACCGCTACCATATAGCGTACTCATCGGCAAACGCCAACGTGCTCGATACGGTGCTGGTGTACGATACAAACATTCAAGGCTGGACGGTGCTGTCGCTTGGCGAGCCTATTACCTGCTCGACCCTGATTAACGCGCCTGGGGACCCGTCGCCTTCGGCCTGCCTTGTTGGCGGAACGTTCGGTCGGGTCTACACTTGGGACCCGTATGTCGGGCAGGATAACACTCTGTGGAACGTGGCGGCTTGGGACGGAGCGCTTTGGGACGACACGACGGCGAACAACGATAACGGCGCAACCATTCAAGCATGGGTCGCAACGAAGTTCTTTAAGGTCGGCGAGCCTGGCACGGTCAAGACGCTGCACCGTCTGTACCCTGAGATTATCTACCCGGTGTCGTTTGGCGGGACCGCCACGGTGCAGACCGACTACGCGCAAGAATCGGTGTTCACGGCTGCGGTGTACGCAACGCAGCAAAGCGGTTCGCTGTGGGACGTATCGGTTTGGGATAACGCTTTCTGGCAATCGACTCCGGTGGCGCGTTCGTCATGGAACGCGCCTGCATCGCGTATCGACGTGTTCTCGTTGCTTCCAAATAACAGCGGCAACTTCTTAGTGTGGAACCTCGGTAGTTGGAACCAAGCCCCCTGGGGTTCCACCCCACTCCCTTCGATTCAAGCGCCTGGAATTCAAGCTGAGGCTTTCTCTTTTGGCATGCAAAGCGGAATTGGAACCGGAGGAGCCGTGTGGGATTTATCAACCTGGGACAACTCTTTATGGAGTGTCGCTGACCAGTTGCCTTGGGTTCTCAGTGGATTCACAGGCAGCTTTAGTCAGGGAGGCCGCCGCTAGTGGCTAACATCATTATCCCCAACGTTTTTACGCCAGCCACCGTCGCTGATGCCAATGCGGTCAACGCAAACTTTACGGCTGTCGCGAACGCCATCAACGAAGGGTTGACGTCCTACCCGACCTTTATTAACGCGGTCGCTCCGCCGTACGGGATGGCCGTCGCCAACACCCCAGCGCAAAATACCACCGCGCTCCAAGCCGCAATTTGGGCCGCTATCACGGCAGGCGGCGGGACGGTGTTCATTCCAGCCGGTACCTACAACATGGCGTCGGCTATCACGATTAGCGGGTTGACAGGCGGCATCATCATTCAGGGTGCGTCAGCCGGTACGAAACTCGTCGTGCAAGGCAATGGCGACCTGTTCGATGTGACCGGCAACAACGGAACGTACGGCGGGACGCGCTTTCGCGACTTGCAGCTTGTCTATGCGTCCGCAACGAGCGGCATAGCGATCAACGTGCAGCAAGGCGGAGAAGCAACCACAGCGGAGTTCTGTGAGTTCACCAACTGCCCGCAAGCGATGGCGCTCGGTGGAGTACAAAGTGGGATGTTCGGTTGCCGCGTTTACCAAAACAATATAGCTAACACCACGCAGGTTACAATTTCCCAGCCGGAATGCTACGTCTCGCAGTGCTTACTATTGCAGCAGCCCATCTCCACGGGCGGCCCAGTGGGGTGCATTGGCATTAATGTCCAGAGCGGGGCGGATCAAGCGTGGATTATCAACAACCACATCTCGGACTTCAATCAAGGCGTTGTGATTAGCGGTGGCAAGTTTACGTTCATCACCAATTGCGCGATACAGTCGTGGACGAACTCCGTTTATGTTGTACCCAAATCTGGCGGCAGTGCAAATTACGTGTTCCTCGTTGGGAACCATATACCGGCCGACCCCGCCACAACGGCGCAAAGCTCAGGCGTCTACATCGACAGTAACGGCGGCCCATCCACGAACGCTTCAGGAATCTACGGGTCTGGCAACCTTATCTACGGCTGGGGGAACGCTGGGCTGCAGGTGAACGTCGCGCAGGATGTCGTGTTCAACGGCGGTCAGATTTCCAGCAACGGCTTGAACCCTTCCGCAGCGAACCTCGGAGCAAACGTCGTCGTGAGTGCTGCAGCATTGAGAGTCGCACTTAACGGCGTGGATATGTCGGGAACCGTTCCCTTCATCGGAGCCGCTTCGCCGTATGCGCTTTCGGTGTTTGGCAGTGGTGCGTGTTTGGCAAATCTCTGCGATATGACGCTCTGCAGCACGGGGCCTCTGCTCGCGAGCAGCCCCGGAAGCCTGAGTCTTACGAGCTGCAACGGGTACAATAACATTGTTTCCATTGTCAGTACAGCAACTCCGGCAAACGGCGCTCAAATCACTTTAGCATCTTTAGGGCACTACGGGCCAGGCACGATGTACGTTTCGGGCGGCACGGTATCGGCTATCGAACTTTTTGGAGTCTCGGGTCAAGTTCTCGGGATAACCTCCGGGACGGTTGTTATTCCAAACCCGTACACTGCATTTTCGATAGCTTGGTCCGGTTCGCCCACCGTGGCAATCATCGGAAGCTGATGCCGCTCTATACTTCGTTGCTTACCTCGGTATTGTTCACGTTATCTCCTGGGCAGTATTGCAAAATCAACTCCACGGGCAGCCCGTCATTCGTGATGGTCGGCCGATAAAGGAACGATATGTCACTCATTACGATACCGTTCGTTTTCGTCCCGGGGACGACCATCTCGTCATCTCAGGTCAATGCCGACTTCGCCGCGATTACCAACGTGGTCAACGGCAACCTGGACGGGACGAACTTTTCGACGGTGTTTACATCGCTCAGCCTGTCAAACAATAAGGGAC